CTGGGTGTTTTTATTTTTGAGGCCAAAGATGTCGGTGTTGTGGGTTCGCCTGTGGCACACGCTTCGTTTCGGACAGCAACCACAGTCAATTTATTGGCTAATTGTGGGAGGGAAAAAGCCAAGAGCTTGAGTACCTCTCCGGCTGTTCTCTCAAGAATAATTAAGGCCACCGATCTAACGGGTCGATTGGGGCGGTAGCCAAACCTTAATTATTTAACTTTAACCACTATGTCAGGACAATCGCTCAGAAACACATTAGGCAATATTATCTATGTTTGCCAAGCCACAGGCATCAGCCTGTTGACTGAGTGGATCGAGAAGAAGCAGGATGCTCATGATATGGAAATTGAACGCCAAGTCGATGAGCTACTTATTCTTCAAGAAAACGAGGGCTATTAATCGCTCCTTTCACAGCCGTCTTTTCTCGTGTTGAGCGATGCGAGGACGGCGGTGAAAGATCTAATAATCTATGAAAAAAGAAATCAGAGAAGTAAGGGACGGAATCGTCCAAATTACTACCGTTGATGAGCGGTGGTATGTGAAAGCAGTTAAGGATGAGCAAGGAATACCAGTTGTGGCATTCGTGCCGTCAGTCACTTGGATTTGCGGTCATTATCCCAAGGGAATTGCATTTTACAAATGGCTTGCAAACAAGGGATGGGATGAAGCTGAATCCTTGAAGCAATCAGCAGGAGATAAAGGATCAAGGGTGCATAAGGCTATCGAGAATTTGATCAATGGCGAAGAAGTCAGGCTTGATGCTCAGTTTGATAATTCCGAAGGCAAACTTGAGGAATTGTCAGCGGAAGAGTATGGATGCGTGATGTCATTCGTTCAATGGTTTGAATCGGTGAAGCCAGAAATTATTAAAGCGGAAACGACAATATTTTCCGAGAAAAATAATTTTGCTGGCACCATAGATTTCATCTGTAAAATTGGAGATGAAAAATGGATCATTGATTTCAAAACTTCGCAGTATGTATGGCCAGAATATGAGCTTCAGCTTTCGGCTTACAAAAAAGCCATGGAGGATCTTACTGGCGAGCAATTCAAGATTGCCATTCTGCAGGTTGGCTACAAGCGCAATCACAAGGAGTACAAGTTCACCGAGCTTGAGGACAAATTTGATCTATTCTTGTCGGCTCAAAAAATTTGGAGCAATGAGACATCAGGTCAAAAGCCACTGCAGAAGGACTATCCGATCAAGCTCAAATTGGATATTCCAGCAGAAGGTGAAGTTGGGCAGGAAACGAAAAAAGAGACTGCACCAAAAAAGCCAAGAAAGCGAGCAAAAAAATCTTAATCAATTTTTAATTCAAATTTATGGACATCAATAAAGAATTGGAGATGGCATTGGGAATTCGGAGCGGTGAATTTAAGAATTATAAAACGCTCAGGGTCGACAATGGCGATGACAAGAAAGGCACAAACAAATCAGGCGAGTTTGTCTGCAAGACAAAAAATGAGCAGGGAGAATTTGTGCGAGAGCAATTCGGAAAAGTTTTGACTGGAGTTGTATTGGCTGTTCGTGCGCAGGTCAGCTCAAAGTATAAGAAGGATGTTGAAGGGTGGATTTCATCTGAATTCAATGCTTCATATCCTAATGAGGTTGTTCAGGTCTACAAGAAAAAGAACATTGTTTGGAAGGGAAGTTATAAGGGGCTGAAGGAGATGTTTTCAATCAAAGAAGCGGATGGAACCACGAGCAATAATTTCACTTATCGTACGATTCTGTATATGGCTTTGGAAAGTGAAGTTGTGCGAGTTGTGCTTATGGGGAAGTCGCAATCGCTTTGGTTTATGTACGGCAGTTCTATTGCTGATGATGTAAGTCTGCTTTCGTGCGAGACCATATGCACGATCAAGGAAGATCTTGAGAATGATACTTTCTATGCTGACTTTTCAAAGGGCAACGAATCTGACTATGTCGCAAATCTTGCAAAAGCCAAAGACATTTTGGGATCGTTCAGAAATACGGCACAGCTGGAAGCGCCGAAAGAAACAAGGGCTATAGGCTCAGGATATGAGGATGAGGAAATCAATATTGAGGATGTGCCCTTTTAAAAAATAAAAATGCAATGGTGGGCTTGAAGATGCAACTGCCCATCATTGCACGGGGGCTGGTGGGCTTATATCGATGCAACTGCTCACCAGCCTCGTTCAGGCTGGTAATTATAACCACCTTTCACATGCCTCTTTAAGTGGTTAGGGAGGCAGGTGAAAGCAATTAACAATATGAATAGCGGATGGTTTAAAACGCACAGAAAAATAATCGACAGTGTGGTCTTTCAGAGCGATAAATGCCTGAAGATTTGGATATGGTGTTTGGCAAAGACAAATCACAGCGAAAATTTATCACTGATTGGAAGGCAAAAAGTCAGAGTCAAAAGAGGTCAATTCATTATGGGAAGTCTTACGGCGGAGGAGAAATTGAGGCTGGCAAAATCAACGATATGGTATTGGCTCAATTTTCTTGAGAAGGAGGGAATGATTGGAATCAAAAAAACGAACAAATACAGCATTATCACTATTAAGAATTGGGATAAGTATCAGGAAGTTGGAAACAAATCGGAATCAAACGAGGAAACAAACAAGAATCAAATAAGAACAAACAAGAATGAAAAGAATGAAAAGAAATATATTTATAGCGATGACGAAATTAAAATTTTAGGAGAAGGGATTGATCAGGATAATTTTGCAAAGGCTTTGGTTGCTTTGGAAATTGAAAAGCTCAAAATCAGTCAGGTGCAGACGATCAAGAAATTAATTGAGAAATATCCAAGCAGGGATTATGAGCTTCAGGCTCTTAAATGCAGGGAGTGGTGGTTTGGATATCCTCGCAAGGGATGGAAAAAGCCAATACTGGCATTTGCTAACTGGCTATCAAATTCAAAGATTGATGAGGAGGTATTGGCTAAAAAAAGAGATTTGGAAATGCGCAGGAAAACGCAAGCTTACACAGAGCAAGTTTCAAAAGATGCTGATCCTGAAAAGGAAAAAAGCATCAGAAAATCAATTGATCAGCTCAGGGAAAAGATGAAAATTAAGAGGTAACTTATTTTTATGGAAAGAATCAAAAAAATATTTAACGGCTACTCTGCCAAGCTGAAAAAGCTGAAAGATTATGAGCGCAAGCATGGCGCAATTTTGAGAAGACATTTCAAACTGCAGGAGATGGAAGTCAGGGCAAAATTCAAAGCGCAGGAACAGGTCGATATGCTCATGGAAACTGGAAAGGTGACGGAGAAAATGTTTTTGTATGATCAGCATTGTGAGATGCGCATTTATCCAAAGCTCAGGACAGTTTCAATTTTTGATAAGCGGAAGTATAAAAAACAACCGAAATGAAAACACCAAAGAATTTACAGCTGTTTAAATCAGTTGAGAAAATAATTGAGGAAAACAGGGGCAAGAAAGATTCCGAAAAAGAGGGAGTCTTTGTTTTGGCTGTGTATAAAAAAGGCAAAATATCACAGGCAAAAGTTTTAATGAATGGATTTAAGATTGAGGAGATTGATGTGGTGCTGAGAGAGATCTACGGGAAAATTTATGAGATGCGCAATCGTGGCAATGCAAAAATTAAAAGAATAAACAAAATGCTAGGGGGATAAAACTTTATGAAAATTATAATTGAGAATTGCAGGTGTCCAAGCTGGAACGAGTTTAACAAAGGAGTCCATTGGGCAGTCAGAGCATCGGCTCGGCAGGAGTTACAGAATTTTGTGTATGAGGCGATAACAAAACAATTCAAGGGATCATTCAGAAGAATTGCAGTGCAAATCAAGAAACCTATTCAGGTGAGCATAGAAGCTCACTTTAAAAATAATCACAGGCGTGATCCCGACAATCTTTTTGTTAAGCCAATATTGGATGCGCTGGTGAAGTACGGATTATTCCTTGATGACAATGGCGACATCATTGAATCGCTGACTCTCAAAGCAAAAAGAAAAATGCCAAGCGATAAAATAATAATTTCAATAAATGAGAATTTATGAAAAACTATCCGATCAAGAAAATAAAAATGTATGCAAAAAATGCAAAGAAGCACCCGGAGAATCAGATTAAAAAGATAGCTGATTCTATAAGGGAATTCGGTTTTAATCAGCCGATTGTGATTGATAAAAATGACGAGATCATTGTCGGGCATGGCAGGTATTTAGCAGCCAAAAAATTAGGACTTGAAGAAGTGCCGATTGTGCGCAAGGAAAATCTGACAGAGGAGCAGGTAAAGTCTTACAGGCTGGCGGACAATAAACTCAATGAGTCGGATTGGGATATGGATTTGGTGTTTGATGAGCTTAAGGGATTAAGCAGTGAGATGGTGCAACTTTCAGGGTTTGACATGAGTTATTTGGAAGTTGAAGAGGATGAATTCAATGCAGAGGAAGAGTATCAGAAAATAATTGAACCAAAGACAAAATTAGGGGATGTTTATCAGCTTGGAGATCACAGAATTATCTGCGGTGATTCAACGGATCTCGCTGTATATGAAAAGCTGATGCAGGATGAAAAAGCACAGCTTATTTTTACCGATCCGCCCTATAATGTTGATTATCAATCATCAGCTGGCAATTCATATGCAGGCGGAAAATATGGAGATGGCAACAAGATTTTCAATGACAATAAAAGCGATTCTGATTTCATGGAATTTATAAGTGTCATGACGGCAAATTGCTTTTTATTCTCGGATGAAAAAGCATCGATGTATATGTGGTATGCATCAAAGAATCATGAGTTTTTCAAGAAGGGATTAATTGCTGGAGGATTCAAATATTTGCAAGATGTTATTTGGGTCAAAGACAGATTTGTTTTCTCTATGGGCTGTATGTTTCATCGGGCATACGAGCCTTGCATGATCGGAATCAAAGATAATAAATATCAAAAGAATAAAGAATTTTCAAACATTCAGGATATTTGGGAAGTCAAAAAAGAAGAGCTGGCGGAGATGGTTGATGTTTGGTATGTGAATCGCGACAACACTACAGAATATGTGCATCCAACTCAAAAGCCACTTAGGCTTTGCGAGATAGCACTTCGCAGGAGCACATTCAATGGTGATATTGTTTTGGATGCTTTTGGTGGCAGTGGCAGTACGCTGATGGCATGCGAGCAGATGGCAAGAAAAGCAAGACTTATTGAATTGGACCCTAAATATGTTGATGTGATAATAAAACGCTATGAAGACTACACAGGAAAAAAAGCAGAAAAAATCAGCTAAGCCGAAAGTCGGCAGAAAATGGTTTGACGGCAAAAATGAGAATGCGGTTGTTGCGAAATTGAAGGAGGTTTGGGCATTGGGCGGATCGGATTCAGAGGCTTGTTTTTGGGCTGATATAAGCAAATTTTCGCTTAAGCGGTATTTGGATGCTAACCCCAACATTATTGAATTACGCAACAAATTGAAGGAAAAACCGATTTTGAAAGCAAGGCAGACCGTGGTCAATAATTTGAACAATCCAGACATAGCTTTCAAATATCTTGAGCGCAAGAAAAAGGATGAGTTTGGTGCAGGCAGTGAACTTTCCGATGTGGTGAAAACTCATCTTGAAAATATCCATAATGAATTCAGAACATATTTTACGAGCAATGTTGGATCAGCAAATACCAAAAGAAAAAAGAGAGATGTGCTTAAAACTGTTAAGCCTGTTTAAGATTGACGGCAAGTCAGGCGATCAGGCTGTAAGTGAGGGGCAACTGATAATCTTTTACAATATAGTTTTTAGACCGCACAACCGTTTGCAGATTCTGACTTGCACGCAGTATGGCAAAAGTCTGATAGTCGCTTTGGCGTGTATTGTGGTGAGCTGTTTTCAGGATGAGAAGATTGCAATTCTTGCGCCGAAAAATGAGATGGCAAAGATAATCATGCGCTATTATCTTGAGCATATCGGCGATCATGTGCTGTTTTATTCTCAGCTTGAGGCAAAAACAAAACTGGAAAGATTGAGGCAAGAAGAAAACAAAGAGCGTATCATTTTGAAAAGAGGAGGAGGAATTTTTGTTGTTTCGGTTCAGGCTGGAAATTCAAGAAGAGGAATTGAGAGCGCCATGGGTGCAGGGTCTAGGATTGTTATTCTTGATGAAGCCAGTCTTATTCCTGATCAGATTGAAGCCACGACATTCCGTATGATTGCTGGGAAGGGCGCAAATGCTTTTTATTGCAAGATTGGAAATCCCTTTTATCTGAATCACTTTCACAAGACTTGGCATAAGGACAGATACAAGAAGATTTTTATTGATTATCAGCAGGCTCTCAAAGAGGGAAGATATACGGATGAATTTATTGAAGAGGCAAAAGAGAACCCGATGTTTGATATTCTTTATGGTTGCAAGTTTCCGAATCGTGATGAGATTGACGACAGGGGTTATCGCTTTTTGATAAGTGAGCAGGAACTTGAGGAGGCTTTTATTGACGAGCTTCCTGATGATCTGAAAGGTCGCAGAAGGCTGGGCGTTGATGTGGGGCGTGGCAGTAATTATTCTGCTTTTGTGGTCAGGCACGATAATGTCATGTGGCTGGAATCGAAAAATCAAAGTGCAAATCTGATGACGCAGGTTGATGAATTGGGCAGGATCAGGGGTGATGAAATATTTATTGATGATGTCGGAGTCGGAGGCGGTGTGACTGATAGAGCTGAAGAGCTTGGCTATAATGTTATGGGGATTCGTGAAGGTTCGAGTGCAAACAACAGTGAGATTTTTGCGAATGTAAAAGCTGAGAATTATTTTGAGCTTAAGCGTTGGATCAATAAGGGTGGAAAAATATTGAGGAATCAGGATTGGCGACAGCTTTTGGAAGTTAAATATAGGCGCAATTCAAGCGGAAGGACACAGCTTGAGCCGAAGGATGATCTGCTGAAGCGTGGCATAAAAAGCCCCGATGTGGCAGATGCTGGCTCGCTTACTTTCAATGAGTTTGAAGAGCCTGGAGTTGATTTTATTTAATAAAAACAGATATGAAACATCTTGCACATTGTCCGAAATGCGGATCAAAAATAATGGAAATCAGAAACATGGGAGCTTTCGATGATTTCACGCTGAAGTGCTTTAATTGCAAGGCGGTTTTGTGTGTGTATGATCTGAAATTTAAAGCACTTGATAGTGATTCAAAATTTTCAACGATTGACAAAATCAAAAAAAGAGAATACGATAAGGGTGCAAAATTAAAAATGATAACAGCTTAGCATCTTACGAGGTGTTGGCTGTTGGCTTACGAGCCCAAATGATATTTAGTCTTACGAGATTAAATATCATTTGGGCTTTTTTTATTTTATGTTTGAAAAACTTTTCCGCAAAAAAGAATTTACACCCGGAATCTCAGCGATCAGGAACTTCTTTTTTGGCAAAGTTTTAGGCAGGAATAATGATTTTGCCGACAAATATCATAGCTGGGTTTTTCGATGCATCAACCTTATTGCTCAGGAGGTAAGCTCGGCGAATCTTAGGCTTTATAAAAAAGTCAGCGGTGATAACGATAAGGAACAAACGGATCATGAGCTGTTGAAACTGCTTAATAATCCAAATCCTGAAATGACCAGAGCTGATATTTTCGAGCATATCTCGGCTTCACTGGATTTAGACGGCAATGCTTATGTTTTTAAAGCTAAGACTGGAAATAAAACAAAAGAATTATGGCCGTTGCGATCTGACTGGATGAAGATTCAGCCAAGCAACAACAAAGAACGGCTTATTGAGAAATATGTCTATTTCAATGGAGAGATCAATGTTGATCTGATGCCTGAAGAGGTTATTCATATCAGAAATTACAATCCGAAATATTTTGACAGGTCAAAGCCATTCAAGGGAATCGGAACAGTGCAGGCTTCAATGAGTTTTATTGATGAGGATGAAACGATCAGGGAATGGAACAAAAAGTTTTTTGAAAACGGAGCATTTGTCGGCGGTGTGCTTGAGTTTGACGGCAAACTGAATGAACAGCAAAAACGCAGAATTGAAAGCAACTGGAAAAAACAACAGGAGGGAATAGAGAATGCAAACAAAACGCCAATATTGCATGGCGGTCTGAAATATAACAAGACGCAGTTTAATCAGCGAGAGTTGGCTTTCATTGATCAGCGCAAATTGGATCGGGATGATATTTTCTTGATGTTTGGAATTTCAAAGGGTCTGATGATGAGCGAGGATGTGAATCTTGCTAATGCAAAAATGGCACTTTGGTCTTTCACGAGATTCACGATCAAGCCAAGACTTAAGAAAATTCAGGATGCGCTCAACGCATCATTGGTTTTGGAATATGGATCGGAATTATATTTGGAGTTTGATAATCCAGTGCCAGAGGACAGGGCTGAAATTGTCAGTGAATATGCGCAGGGTTGGAATAAGTGGCTCACAACAAACGATATCCGAAGAGAGGAGGGCTTACCGGAACTTGATGGCGGAGATGAGATGAGAGCAACAGTGAGTCCAGTGCCTCAACAGCTGAATTATAAAAAAAAACTTCAAAAACAGGACGAGCGAATGTTGCGAGGCGAGAAAGCATGGGAATCAATGATAAAAATGCAGTCGCCGTTTGAAGCAAAATACAAAAACGAATTTCGCAAATATTTTCATGGATTGCGAGAGCGGACATTGAAAAATATAGGAGAGAAATCAATCAGCAAAAAAGGAATTATTGAAAAAGACAAAGAAGTCGGAATGATAGTTGATCTGCTTACCCCAATGCAGAGGGAACTGTTGGAAAAATCAGGAAAACTCGCATTGCTAAGGTTGGGACTTGAGAATGATTTTGATTTTACATCTGACATCAGTGACGAATTGGGAAAATACGATCTGATGCTCGCTGAGAATATAGCCAAAATTACTGATGAAGAATTGAGCAAACTGATAAACGAGGCGAGCGATGAAGGACTTGGCATCAATGCGATAACAGAAAAAGTGAATGAATATTTTGATTATGCAGATGAGGTGAGAGCTGAACGCATAGCGAGAACCGAAACGATCAGAACAAGCAATGCGGGAATGGAGAGTGCGTGGAATCAGTCAGGCGTTGTTTCAGGCAAAGAGTGGTATACGGCTCAGGATGAGAGAACATGTGAAACATGCGCTGAAATGGATGGACACACAACAGAACTGAACGAAGTTTATTTTTACGAGGGCGATGAGTTTATGGGTATGGCGATTGATTTTAGGGATATTGGTGAGCCACCGCTTCATGCAAATTGCCGATGTGTCTTGCTTCCAATTCTTAAGTAAATAAAATAATTTTTTTCAAAACTTATGCTAAAAAAATTCAGTGAAAAAATAAAAGGCGAAATCGTCAAAGCTCTTGAACAAAGAAAGGAATTTTTGGCGAGCATCAAAGAAGAAGGCGATGCTGGCAGGTTTGAAGTTGTGGCTTCGACTGAAAGCGTGGATCGGCAGGGTGAAATTGTGATGCAGGAAGGGATTGATATCAAGAATTACATGCAGAATCCAGTCATTTTATTTGGTCACGATTATTGGTCTTTGCCAATAGGAAAGGCTACGGAAATCGTGCGCCAAGCTGGCAAAACTGTGGTCAGGGGCGTTTTTGCCAGTGCCGAGGCTAATCCATTGGCACAACAGGTCAGAAAGCTCTACGAAGAGGGTATTTTGAAGGCTGTTTCCATAGGTTTTATACCCATGGAATACAACGGGAATCAGATCACAAAGAGCGAACTTTTGGAGCTGTCTTTTGTGCCAGTGCCAGCAAACCCAGAGGCTCTTTCAATTCTGAATATGGTCAAAGAGCGAGGGGTTGAAAAAGAATATGCTTTTGTTTTGAAGTCGATGAAAAAATCAGGAATCAAATTGAGTGAACCGCTTGAGGAGTTTATTTCAGAAAAGAAAGAGGATGATGCGATTGAAAAACAGATGCAGGCTCTCAAAGAAAGTCAGGACAAATTAAAAGATGCAATGAAGGAGGGATTCAAATTGATGGTCGGGGAGATTAAAAGTATACAGGAAAATCTAACTGAGAAGTTGGTCGAGCTTCAAGGATTAGTCGTCAAAGACGGAAGTCAAAATGACGATATAAAATCTGCGAAAATAACTGAGGTTTTGGATGATGTTCAGAAAAAAACGCAGTTGATTGACACGATTGTGAATCAGGTCAATCAGAAATTAAAAACTATCAAATAATTTTATGTTGGAACAAAAAGATTTAGAACAAGTGGGAGAGGTTTTTGCTCAAGCACTTGAAAAGACAATGCCTGCAATCTTGGAAAAGACAGGCGAAGTCATGGAGAAGAAATTTGAAGAGAAAGGCTACAACAAAATTGAAAAAAAGATTTTCGGTTTTGCTAAAGAAGTTGAGGGTCTTGAAGGCAAGGAAAAAATAGCACGCTTTGTCAAAGCTGTTTTTAATCGTGACAAAGAAACTGCTAGAGCGATCAGCGGAAAAGCAATGACCGAAGGAACTGACAGTCAGGGTGGTTACTTGGTTCCTGAAGAATTCCGAGCTGAAGTTATTAGGCTTGCTGAGTCTTTCGGAATCGTGCGCAATCAATGCCGTGTTATTCCGATGAAAAGGGACACGCTCAATCTGCCTAAAATCACGACTTCAGTTTCAGTTTACTGGCCTGGGGAAACTAACGCTGGAACTGTAAGCTCGCCAGTTTTGGGGCAAGTCCAGCTGTTGGCTAAGACTCTTGTTGGATTGACTCCTATCTCAAATGAATTGCTGGAAGATGCCGATGTGGACACAGTGAGTTTGCTTGCTGAATTGTTTGCTGAGGCAATTGCCGGGGAGGAAGATGGTCAGGGTCTTGTCGGTGACGGATCGCCTTTTACGGGTGTGCTTAACGATTCGGATATCAACATTGTGACGATGGCTTCAGGAAAGACTGATTTTACCGATATCACTGTTGATTATTTGCGAGATGTCATTTCGAAGGTCAAACCATTGGCTCTTGGCGGTGCTGGATTTTATATGCATCGTGGCATTTGGAATATCGTGCAGAAGCTGACTGAAAACGGACAGCATATCTCGACTTTTTCAAATCCGATCGTCACTGGCGATGCTTCAAAAGGTACGGGAATTGTGGGGTATATCTGGGGATATCCAGTGTATTTGCCTGAAAAAATGGAGAGCGTTTCAGGTGCTGGCAAGAAGTTTATTCTTTTTGGAAATCTGCAGTTTGCCTACTTGGGCGACAGAAAGCAGATGACCATGGCTGTTTCGGAAGAGGCAACAATTGGAACTACCAATCTGTTTGAAAGCAATATGTCTGCTGTGAGAATTACGGAACGCATCGGATTCAAAGTTGCGCTTGGTCAGGCATTTGCATGCCTAAAAACTGCAGCCGCCTAATCATCAGCAGGAATAATAAATTAATTGAAAAGTTATGCCGAAGTATAAAGTCAAAGCAAACATTTCGGTCGGCTACAAGGATTTTTCTGCTGGCGAGGAATACGAGCTTAGCAAAGATGAAGTCAAAGCGATTGGCGATGAATATTTAGAGCCGATCGAGGAAGGCAAGAAATCCAAGAAAGAAAAAGAAACCGAATAGATTGCTTTAATCGCCCGATAGTGAGTTGCATTGCTATCGGGCGGAATAAGAAATTTATTTATGCTGACTGAAAAAACAAAAGTGAAAAGTTATCTCGGAATTACGGACACCTCAAGCGATTCGTTGTTTGATAGTTTGTGCGCAAGCATTTCAAGATTCATCACTGATTATGTTGACAGGAATATTGAGAGAGGGACGACAACTGAATATTTTGATGGGCGTGATACTGTTGTTTTAAAAAATTATCCGATTCTTTCAGTTACTTCAATTAAGCACAATGTCGGGACTCAGGCAGAGCCTCAATGGTACACAATCGACCCGATCAATTATGTGGTCTACAAATCAGAAGGAAAAATTGCCATTGGCGGAGGCGTTGTCAGGGGATACCAGAATTTGGAAGTTGTTTATGAGGCAGGCTATGCGACTGTGCCAGAGGATGTTGAAATGGTTGCCACGCAATTAGTGGCGAAGATGTTTGAAACGAGAAAAGCACAGGGGAAATTGAAGGAAGCATTGGGTGGCGCACAGATTGATTGGAAAAATGAACTCACATTTGAGCAGAAGGAAATTTTAACAAGTTATTCCAGCTGGTCTTTATGAAAAGCTTTGCAACCTACAGCTACACAACAAAAAGACTGACGCAGTCTGGGAATAAATCGGATTATGTTTTGACGAGTGTGAGCGGATTTGGACATTTGAGACAGCTTGATGATCGCACAGCAAGTTTGAACAGCATTCAATATGGCGAAGGGTGGAAGCTGACCATTGAAATTGGCAAGGATGTTGCTGTTACTGACAAGGTTCTGATCGGAACGGATGAATTTGAGGTCAGGGGCATGAAGCAGGAGAGTATGGGGTCGCTTTCATTTAAGGAATTATTACTGGTTAAGAGCAAAACATAATGTGGCAGATTCAGATCAAAGATTTAGATAAGATGCGCAAGCTAATCATGGATTATCCAATGCAGAGCGCAATGAATTTCAATGAAGCTATTGCAAAAACTCTTATTGCTGTTCAGCGATACGCAATCATGGGAGCGCCAGTCGATACAGGAAGATTAAGGTCAAATTGGAGGCTTTCGGTTCAGATGTTAAGGGGTGAACTCACTAATGCTACGGATTATGCAATTTTTGTGGCAAAAGGAACGAAGCCACACTGGCCACCAATTAAGCCGATTGAGAAATGGGCAAACAGAAAAGGAATTCCGCCGTTTTTAGTGGCTAGGGCAATTGCCAGAAAAGGCACAAAGGCAAATCCATTTTTTGATAGCGCCGTGTCTGCTGGACGAGTCATTGCAGATGATGAATTTCAGAAGGCATTGGATAAAACAATAAAAGAATTGATCAAATAATATGGGACTGGCAGATATAAGATCAAAAATCAAAGAGAAGCTGGATGAAAGGAAAGGCGAGGGACAGCCTTTGGTTGATGTGTTTGATTATCACAAAACTGGATTCAGCGGATATCCTTCAGCGACATTTGAGCCGAGCGAGGTGCAGAGCGACTATGAAACAAACACACAGAATTTCCGAAAATATTTTTTTCGCATTGTGATTCATCAGGAGATTGAAAAGGTGGGGCGCAGTAAGGCAATTGATATTTTGTGCGGTGTGCTTGATGGGCTTATGGATGATTTTGACAGGGACGACACTTTAAGTGGAACAGCTGACATGAGCAGAGCCGTTCCGCTTATGTGGGGAATTTATGACGAGGGCGCAGGACTAGTGATGTATGCGGAGATGAAACTGGAGGCGGATAAAAGTGTCGATATAACAAATTAATTTTAATCAAAAATATGCAAAAAGAATCAAAAAACAAAATGGTTGGAGGCAAAGCTGATCCAATCGTGAAAAAAGATAAATTCTTTTACCCGGATTATCAAATGACCATTGAAGCTAAATCAAAAGAGGAAGCGGACAAGATTCTTGAAGAAAAAATTAAGGCTAAATAATTAATTAACAAAAAACTATATGTTTGGAGGAAGAAAATATCAAGTCGGAATCGGAAAGGAATCAAGCAGGGGCATTGCTGTCGCGCCTTCCTTTTGGCTACCAAAGGAGGAAGTAAGTGTAGACAACAAAAAGCAATATGTGAACAACGATTCATCATTGGGAGTTATTCATGATTCCAATGATGCGAGGATTGTCAAAGAATGGTCGGAAGGAGAAATTGTCGGAAAGGTCAGGGACAAATCTTTCGGACTTTTGTTGCTTGGATCATTCGGAGGTGTCAGCTCGGAATTGCATGACGGAGAGACTTTGGTTTATGATCACACTTTTTCGGTGGCCAACACAAATGCTCATCAGTCTTTGACGCTTGAGGTTAAAAATGAACTTGAGCAATTGAAATATGCGCTTGGCGTAGTTTCATCCTTGAAGATCACTGCGGTTGTCGGAAAATTTGTTGATTTTTCTTGCGCTTTCAAAGCTAAGAAGGGATCAGCTTCGGCGAATGCGGTTGTGTACACTTCTGAGAATGAATTTATAAGCAAGCATGCGACATTGAAGCTGGCATCGGATCTTGGTGGTCTGGATTTGACTTCGGCAGTCAATGTGAAAAGCTTTGAAATTTCAATCAACAAAAACATTGAAGAGCATGATGTATTGGGTTCTACCGAGCCAGTTGATTATGCCAACAAGGAGTTTTCAGTCGAGGGAAATATTGAGGCGGTTTTTGAGGATACAAACACCTTCAAGAGCGTTTTTGAAAGCGGAACAATGAAGGCGATAAGAATAGACATCAAAGGAGATGCTGTTATTGGTTCGGCTTCAAATCCTCAGCTTAAGATTGATCTTGCATTAGTTTCGCTTCAGGACTGGTCGAGAAAAAGCGGAAACAATGACATTGTCACGCAGACAATCAAATTCAAGGCTCATTACAGCTTGGATGAGGCGAAGATGATCGAGGCGGTGCTTACCAATCTGCAGGAAAGCTATTAATCAATTAACTAAACAGAAATGAACAGGGAAACAAAAGAACTTATAACCTCAATTGATGGCCACAGCATTCTGGTCAAAACTTGGCTGACCGAAAGAGAGAATCGGCCGATTCAGAAGTTTTGGGCTAGTCAGACAAAGATATCATCCGATATCAATCCTGAGGACATAACGGATGAGGATGTAAAAATCGACATAACAAAAAGTCCGACCGCCATTCTTGAATATTATGATGTTTTGACCGAGGCTTATGTCTATTCGCTGGATGGCGACATCAGTAATGTTTCGGAACGCCTGAAAGATCTGCGCAAAGAGGAATTCAGGGAAGCGGTTGATTTCATCAACAGTCAGATAAAACTCGAAAAAAAAATTTCGAACGAGACGCAGACGACTATTGGAGACTCATCAATAGCGGAGAGTCAGAGCTAAGCGATGAATTGTCTACAGCGTATTTTTGCAGAGCTATGGGCTGGACTTATGAGGAATATGTGAGTCAGCCTGCTTGGTTTATAGAGAGGATGAAAATGATGAAAAATGCCGAAGAGGAATATAAGGAATTGGAAAATAAAAACTCAAAATAATGTCCAATCAGACAGAACTACAACTTATCATTACTGCGCAAAACAAGGCGATGGGCGAACTTGCCAAACTGAACAAGGATGTGCAGGGATTGTCGCAGAGTGCGCAAAGCTCGAACAAATCATTCAGTGGTTTGTTGCCTAATTTGGCAATGCTTGGCGGTGCTTATGCTTTTGTGAAGAAAGGAATAATCGACAGCGTCAAAGCATTCGATGATAGCGAGAAAGCTATTGCTGAAATGAACGCTGTTTTAAAGTCGACAGGCGGAGTTTCGGGCATGACTTCGGAGTCAATGATGAAACTTGCTAGCGATCTGCAGAATGTTACAACTTTTGATGATGAGGCTATATTACATACTCAAAACCTTATTTTGACTTTCAATCAGATGGGCAAAGATGTCATTCCTCAGGTTACGGAGAGCATTTTGGATTTGGCTCAGATGATGGGCGGTGATCTGCAGGGCGCAACAATGCAGGTCGCCAAAGCGATGCAGGATCCAGAGCGAGGGTTGATGATGCTTAGAAAATCGGGAGTCAGTTTTACTGATGAGCAAGTCAGAATGATCAAGAGCTTGTATGAAACTGGCAAGGCAATGGAAGGACAGAAAATGATTTTGCAGGAACTTCAAAAAGAATTCGGCGGTCAGGCGCGAGCGGCACTGGAGACTTTCGGTGGCAGGATGAAGTGGTTGCAGAATCAAATTTCAGACGCTCAGGAAGGCATAGGCAAATCGATTATAAATGCGGTTACCGTGGCTTTAAGCGGTGCCGATTTATCTGCTGAAAAAGCAAGGGAAACGCTGGCGAAATTTAGGGATTTTCTTATGAAATGGATCCCGGCATTTGTGATTGGGCTTAAGTGGTTCGGGCAGATGGTCATCAATGTAGGCAAGGTGGTTTATGACTTCATGTACAGCATAGTTAGTACGGTTATCGCATTCGGTGCTGATATCGTGAGGAATATTCAGAATCTTGGAAGGAATTTTGAGATATTTTTCGGTGCGATAAACAAGGCTATTCATGGGGATTTTCAGGGTGCTTGGAATGATATGGTTTCCATGACAAAGGACGGAGTTGCCGTCACGAGCGCAACTATTCGGGAAAATACCGAAACAATGAAGAATGACATCGGATCTTTTTCAAAAGACACGAACAACGCAATTGATTCAATGAACAGGGCTTGGCAGATGAATGGTGAAAATGTGAAATCTGTCGGAAGCGGAATTGCGCAGACTCAGGAATATGTAGGAAAGTCAGCAAAAGAAATGGCGAGCAAGGTTCAGGAAGCGGCCAAAAAAATGAAAGATCTGAAAAATGAATTTTCAGATGCGGTCAAAGAAGTCAAAAAGGACATGAAAAATTTGACGGCCGAGTTTAATAAGACCGAGCTTGAAAAACAGAAAGAACTGGGAATAGATATTGCCAAGGCAATAATTGAAAAGCAGAAAGAAAAAGCTGATCTTGAAAAACAGCTTAATGATGAAACAGATGAAGACAATAGGACATCACTGCAGGCGAAAATTTCCGATATTCAGGCATTTTTGGATAAGCATTTGGCTGATCAGAAAACATATCAGGCTCAAATCATTGAAGAACAGCGCAAAGCTTCGCTTGATTCAATTGAGTTGCTTAAAGAGCAGTATGTGGAAGAGAAGGCTCAAAGGTTGGCTGATTACAAAGCAAAAATATCCGAGCTTAAAGATCATCTTGATGATGTCAAAAAGGAATATAAAAAGAAACTGAAAGAGCTTAAAGAAGAGCTGAGAAAAGAAGGGTTGGATACGATCAAGCTTAAAGCGACCATCACTATTGATACCGAGGACAATAAAAAATCAAAAAGTCATCGTGCGGTTGGCGGTTCTGTCATGGCAGGTCAGGAGTATGTTGTCGGCGAGCATGGGGCTGAGATATTTAGACCGACTTTGAGCGGAACGATTGAAAAAATCGGAGGTCTTTCGAATTCAATTTCCAATACATTCAATTTCAATTTTGCAGGCGCGATGATCGGCGATAAAAATTCACTCATTAAGGAAATCCAAAGAGTCATTGCTAGAGAGCAGGAATTAAACAAATTAGGCATCAGATAAAAATATGAATATAGCATTCGACAATGTCAGCTTAAACAATAATCCGTATCAGTTTACGGAATTGGATCACGAAAAAAGCGCACCTCGTGAAACCTTTATGTATGATCTTGCCCGAGAGCGTGGCGGAGTTATTGTCGGCGATAATTACAAACCCAAGGAAGTTGTCATTACCGGCAGAATTGTCGGTGACGACAAAAATGCGCTTGAGTCAAACATTGATTCATTCAAGGAGTTAATGGCTCGATTCAATAAAAATCTTGATCTTGATTATGCGAGTGGAACAAGACGATATGTTGCGACTCCTATTGAAGTTGATATTGATCGCAAATATTTTCATTTATCATTCGTTCCTTTCAAGGTTACTTTTCTTGTGCCGAGCGGAGTCGGTGAGGATATAACTCAAACAGCGTCCATTCAAAATGGAATAACAACAACTCCATATAACGGATCAATCAATATCGGAGGCAGTGCTTATCCTATGCCAAGCATAGAAATAACAATAACTTCAATAACTGGAGGATCGGACATTAGCCTTCAGTGCAATGGAGACAAGATTACTCTTACGAATTCCTTGGTTGCAAATGATGTGGTTGTGTTTGATATCCAAAACAAAAAGGTGACTCTCAATGGATCGGAGAAAGATTATACGGGAGTATTTCCAAAATTCAATGTCGGAACGAACAATTACATAATCACAATTAATTCTTCGGCTAGGAATTTCAATATTGAGGTAGATTATTTCAAAAAATGGCTTTAGTTATGACAAAAAGATTCATCTATAAAATTTACGACAAGGATGGAAACTATCTGATGACATGGAATGATGTCATCAGTGATGTTCAATTTACCTCGACGATCAATCTCGGATTTTCTGAATTGAAAGTGAGACTGGCCAGAGAGATCGACAGTTATGGAGAGGGAGCCGATATCAAATACGGCAATCAAGTCAGGTTGTATGTTTTTGACAATGAAAGCGGACAGAATGGAGTTTGCATTTATTCAGGATTCATAGATTCATATGAGCCTATTGTGGATGGCAGACAAGAAACGATTGAGGTTACGATTGTCAGTTGGTGGTGGGAACTGAATCGTTATCTGCTTGAAGGTACTGGAACAGGCATTGACAGCTTGATTTACGGGAACGGATTTTCAAATGGGCTGATGCCGATTATGTCAGGATACACTTCTGGCACAATCACTGTTTCCGCTTCATCTGAATTGTCTGCTTATAACGCATGGAAAGTTTTTGATGCGAGTCTTACGCATGATCCCAACGGAGTGAATAATCATCTTTGGGCTACTGCCAGCGGAAGCACGACAGGCTGGTTGAAGGTTGATTTTGGATCAGGGAATTCAAAACAGATCCAGCGTTACACTTTGGTTGCATTGGCGAATGACAGAACACAATGGAAAAATCAATGCCTAAAATCTTGGACTTTTGAAGGGTCAAATGACAATGCAAACTGGACAGTTTTGGATACAAGATTAAATGAGCCAGATTGGGGCGAGGCTGAGAAGCGTGTTTATGATTTTGAAAACTATATCGCTTATCGCTATTATCGCCTGAATATATTGGCTAATTTCGGATCAACTTTAGTGGTGCTTGCTGAGATGGACATGATGGAGGGAATTGCGTTTCCAAGGGAAGGGGCTACGCAGTTGAAGTATCGGCTTCAGGATCCAAGCGCAATTTTGAAGGACATCTTGGATAAATTCACAGGCCAGGGAGGCAGGCTTGATTATTCTGTAGGCACTGTGGATCTGACTGGCACAAGCGTGCAGTATCAGTTTAATACCGCAACTTTTCAGGAGGTTGTGCAGAAGATTGTTGATCTTTGTCCGCAGGATTGGTATTTGCGAGTCGGTGCGGATGACTCAATTTATCTCAAGCCTAAGGCAACAGATGCGATGCACAAATTCACAATCGGGAAAAATGTCACTTATTACAAGCAGGAGAAAAGGCTTGAAAACATAGTCAATTATATATATTTCACTGGCTTCAATTTTTACAAGAAATTCATCAATACCGGATCGGTTTCGGCTTACGGCAGATATGTACAAAAAATCATTGACGATAAAGTTCCCGATGTGGGGACTGCTACAACTATAGCCAATAACATTTTGAATAAGTTAAGCTCACCCGAAATTCGGGTGACGCTGAAGGTTTTGGACAGTAACAATTCCGTCAATGAATCTGGCTACGACATTGAATCAATTAAGGTAGGAGACACATGCAAAATATTCAATGCGACAAAGAAAGGTTACAACATGTGGGATGAGGTCAGCTGGGATATTGATGCATGGGATTACGATATCACGAATGAAACAGCGACACTTTTGCAGATTCAAAAGATTGATTATTTTCCCGATTATGTGCTGTTGGAAATTTCAAATCGTCAGCCTGACTTGGCGCAGAGAATCGAGCAGATAAACAAGAGATTGGTTGAAAGTTTAACCACAGATAATCCAGTAATTCCTCAATAATATGCTAGGCAAATGCTCAAATTGCAAAACTCAAATAATGGATCTAGAGCTTCGAGGCAGAAAAAGACTGCTTGATAATTATCGCGATCATATCGTGGAATTGAGCAATGGAACGCTCATGCGAGTAGGCGTGTGTGTTAACTGCAAAGCGTTATTAGTGGCTGGATCAAAAGTAAAAGATACGGCGGATAATATTTTGAAAAATCACAGGGATTATTGGGAAAAAGATTCTCATGCGCCGAAGGGCTTTAAAAATCTGACAATCATTGATCCGAACACAACGGAAGATAAATTTCTGAAAAAGAAAATCGAGAATGATTTTCAGCAAAATGGAAAACTCGATCTGTGAGCTAATTGCTAATAAATAAACATGATGTCCTGGGCTAGTATAACTTATACATTTTCACCTTCAACAATGATTAGATCAAGTGAGGTCAATCAGAATTTTTTGGATTGCATCGCAAATGCGAATAAGGGAATGCCGAGCGGAGGGATAATTCTTTGGAGTGGTGAAATTGCAAACATTCCGATTGGTTGGTTTTTGTGTGACGGAAATAATGGAACGCCTAATCTTGTCGGCAAATTTGTGCAAGGCGCAGGGTCTGGATATGCCGTTGGCTCTACTGGCGGATCGGCCACTATGTCGCACACTCATACGATGGCGCATACGCACAGTTATGATCATGTTCATTATGTGGATGCTTACATTTATGCATGGCAAGTTGGTGACTATGACGACAGCGTTTCCGATGGTTCAGATAAAACTCCAGCAGGTTCCGATCATCAACATCATTGGACTGGCAATACTGCATCTCTTAACTCAACTTACGGATACAATGTTCAAACTGGAGGTGCAAGCAACGCAACTACAAGCGATGGAAGCAATCTTGAGAATAGACCTCCTTTTTATACGCTGGCATATATTATGAAAAGCTAATTTTTAATTTAAAAAAATGAAAATCAAATCAATCACAATTTATCGGCCAGATGGAAAGGGCTATTTAGAAGTCGGAAGGAGTCTGTTGAATGAGAAAGGTGAAGAGATGAATATTCAAGTAAAAAGCATGAGCGTAATTTTTGGAAAAATAATTGTTGTTTTTTCAAATGGAGACAAGGTTGTTTATGGAAAGTTTCCTTATATAGCAACAAAGTTATAAAACAATGGGAGTACCAAATCAATTTGTAGCAAAAACTATCATTGAAAGCGCAAGGGTTAATGAAAATTTTTCCGTCGCTTGTTTTAGTGGTGAGATTAGGATGTATGGCGATGAAACTGCTCCTACTGGCTGGCTTATTTGTGATGGATCAAGTTATTTAAGATCTCAGTATAGCGATCTGTTTGTTGTTATAGGAACAAAATATGGATCAGTTGATGGTACGCACTTTAATGTTCCAGATTTGAAGGGAAGAGTGCCAGTTGGCAAAGATTTATCTCAGGCAGAATTTGAGACACTTGGAGAAGTTGGAGGTTTCAAAACCCACACGCTTTCAGTCAATGAAATGCCAGTCCATACGCATATTCAAAATGCTCACACTCATGTTCAAAATGCACACAACCATGCATGCACCATAGATCCGGGGACAGATTCATCTCCGCCCGGAAACTTCAGATCTGATTCTGGTGGTGCTTATACAAAATATACGCAGAACGCCACAGCAACAAATCAAAATGCCACAGCAACGAATCAAAATACTGGGAGTGGATCGGCTCATAATAATCTTCAGCCATATTTAGTAATTAATTTCATTATCAAAACATAAAATTATGGAATATACGCAGGAACAGCTCAATATTCTTGAGCAAAAAAAAGATGAAAAAGTTTTATTTACGATGACAATCACAACTCAAGAAGAGAGGTCAATTCATGAACTCCAAGTTTTTATAGGCAATGAAGTCGCAAATATAGAAATGTACAAAAAATATATTGAGGAAAGTGAAAAAAGAAAAGCGCAATTTGAAGCTAAATTAGAGGAAGTTAAATCAAGAATATTAGAAATATCAGAATAAATTTGTATGGAAATGAAGGAATACATATTGATTGCGTTATCTGTCGGGCAGTTGCTTATCATGGCAATTGGGTTTTATCGCATGTTTAGGGATCCAGACGAGAAAGCGGCGCAGGATATATCGAATCTCAAAGAGGGGTGTGTTTTGAAACACGAGCGTATTGATGAGGTTATCATAGAAATTCGAGATAAATTCAAAAGCATCGATAACGCATTGCTCATGATCAAAGAAAACGACATCAAACACATCGAGCAGGAGATGAGAAGAATCAGTGATGTGCAGACTAGGATTTTGACGATCTTGGAATATGAAGAGAAAAAGAAGGGAACATAAATTGCTAATAATTAATCAATAAAAAAATGCAAATTCTATCACAGCTTAATTCTCGATGGGGATCAAAGCACATCGGGAAAACAGATGTTTTGGTCAGGGATAAGGGATGCACGATCACATGCATTTCGATGGCTTCCGACTATTTCAAATGTTTTCAGAATCCCGGGTGGATGGCTAAGTATCTGCAGTTTACTCCAAACAATTCGCCAGTTGGCAGTGCAAAAATAATCTGGCAATCAATCGGAAAAGTTTTATGTTTTAGGTTCGAGTTTCGCTATTACACATACAACGAGCAGGCATGCATTG